GTGTTTCCTACACCAGTTCAGATATACAAATACGAAGACAGCATAGAAAAAGAATTAAAATATATTGAAGGTGTAGAGTGGAAACAACAGGTTGCCAATGCTAACTTTAAGACAAAAGATTCTTACCTAACAAAACACGAACAACTAAAAAATATAGTTTCTTTCTTTAAAGAATGTATTGATGATTATTGTAATACGATAATTAATTCAGATCAGAGATTAGTTATAACTCAACTTTGGGGTAATAGGAATCCAAAAGGTTCTAAACATCACGAGCACGTTCATCCAAATAGTATTTTAAGTGGCGTATTTTATTTAAGACAGGATCCTAAATTACCACCGATACAATTTTCTAAATCTAATCAAGAAGCAATGAAGTTAGATCCTAGAAAATATAATAATTATAACGCTGAAACATTTTTATTGCCTTGCACCTCAGGAGAGTTGATATTGTTTCCCTCTAGTTTAAGACACAGCGTTCCTGTAAATATGGGTGAAGAGGAAAGAATAAGTTTATCTTTTAATACTTTTAGCATTGACACATTAGGCAGTAAGGAAAGTCTAACGCATTTAGATATAAGGAGTATAATGAATGAATCAAATTGAAGATTATATAATAGTTAAGAATACCATATCAGAAAATTTATGTAAGGCGATGATTGATGAGTGTAATAATAAAGTATGGGTAAAACACAAGTGGAATAATTATACGACTGGAGAGACTCACTCCGAATCAACAAAAGAATTAGATGTGATGAATTGCACAAGAGAGCAACAGGCTAAAATAACACCATCTCTAATAAAAGCATTAGATGAGTATCAGAGAATTTGCTCTTGGGATGGTCATAAGACTGGTGGTCAATGGTTATCAAAATTTAGTCCTATTCGATTTAACAGATATCAAGTAGGCACTATGATGAGAAGACATTACGACCATATTCATAGTATCTTTGACGGAAAGATGAAAGGCGTACCTATCGTATCTATTGTGGGTAATCTAAATGAAGATTATGAGGGCTCAGAGTTTCATTGTAGAGGTAAAGAAATTAAGTTAAAGACAGGAGATATATTAATGTTTCCGTCTAATTTTATGTATCCTCACGAGGTAACAGAGTGTACAAAAGGGACTAGATATTCGTTTGTAAGTTGGGCGTTTTAAATATATTATAAATATAAGAAAACGATTAACGGGACTTGAATAATGGCAATAATACAGAATATCACGATAGATCAAGATTGTGATTATACAGAGACATTAACCATAAAAGATTCCACAGGAACTGTCGTAGATTTGACAAACGAGACGATAACATCCACTCTTAGGAAAACTTACTCGTCAGCTACAAAACACGCTTTCACTACTGCTAAAGTTAGTGCAACAGACGGTACCTGTTCTATTACTATGACCGATGCTGTGACAGCGACTCTTGATGAAGGTAGATATGTCTGGGATTTAACAACAACAGACTCATCTGGTCTGATAACTAGAAGAATTGAAGGAAGAGCAACAGTCACACCAAGCGTGACTAGATCGTAGTATGTCAATAAAACTATCACAAGTAGCAGGCGATTTAGAAATAGATGTAGATATAGAGAAAAAGATAACTCAACTACAAGAAGCAAAATTAGCAGGTGAGATAGAGAGACCAAAACAGTTATCTATTGATCCTGAAAAACAATTGACAGAATGGCATTTAGAAAAAGGTTTAAAAACTTTTCTTGCAAATGTAGAGTTTGAAAAAGAAGATTTAAGTAAAAAGATAGAAGAAGAAGACGCCAAAATAAAAGCGTTAGAAGAATTATTTGGTGGTCTAACTAAAAGAAAAGAAGATGAATTAAATAATGCTCAGGCAATACCTGAAACTACCTTCAATGAATTGTCTGAAGATGAGAAAAAAGAAAGAGAAAAAATAAGACTCAAAGCTTTATCGGAATTATTTGAAAAGAAAATTATAGAAGAAAAGATAGAAGAAGAAAAACAAAAACAAAAAAGATTAGAAGAGGAAAGAAAACAACAACTACTAGTTGATAGTGGTTTAGAAAAACCAAAAGTAGAAATTGATTCTAAAATTTTAGAAGCACAAAAATTAGTAGAGGAAAAATATGGACAAGCAGGTGCAAAAGCATTACAAGGTCTAATGAATGCTTCTGCTAAAGAAATAGAACCTGATCCTGAAATAGTTGATAAAGTTTTAAGTCATATTTCAGAAATGAAAGTTGCCAATGAATTAGAAAAAGACAAGATGAAGTCTTTAAAATCCATTGACACTTTAGAAAAACTAACACAAGAGTTTTTAAACTTTAAAAATTTAACATCTATTCAACTATCAACTGCTGGTGGTGGATTAGATACAAACAAAATATCTGCTGATTTATTACCTACAACATCAGGTGCATTTGATTTAGGTTCGGCAGAAAGACCGTGGCGTAAGTTATTCTTAACTGGTGGCACACTCATTATAGGTGACGCTGAAATATCTAGTAGTGAGATCGCACAGTTAGATGGTGTCACAGCAGGAACAGCCGCAGCTAGTAAGGCAGTTGTTCTCGACAGCTCAACTAATATAACAGGTCTTAACTCGGTAGGTATGACAAGTTTGTCACTAGGTGGTGTGGCAGTCACGTCAACAGCAGCAGAATTAAACATATTAGATGGCGTCACAGCAACAACGTCTGAATTAAATATTATGGATGGCGTCACAGCAACCACTGCTGAAATTAATATTATGGATGGGGTCACAGCAACTACTGCTGAGATAAATCATTTAGATGGTGTGACAGGAAATATACAAACGCAAATAGACGCAAATACGACACTTGCAAATGCAGGTGCGTCTAAAGCCTTTGCAATTGCACAAGCAGTAGCATTAGGATAAATAAATAGTATTATAGGAAAAAATTATGGCTAGACCAAACACAAGAGCTTCATTTAAAGAGTATTGCCTAAGATCATTAGGTAAACCTGTGATAGATATAAATGTTGATGAAGATCAGATAGAAGATAGAATAGACGAAGCGGTTCAATATTTCTCACAATATCATACAGATGGCGTTGAGAGAATGTATCTAAAATATAAAGTGACTGCTGAAGATAAAGTCAGATTAAGAAAAAATAAAGAATTTAATGTTGTCGAACCAGGCACATATGCTGACAACGTAGAACTAGAGGATGCCACAAACACAAATTTAGGTGGTGACCAACCATCAAAAGGTGATCTAATAAAAGAAGATGGCACACCAATACATTTAGAAGATTCAAATATAGTAGAGACTACTTATCAAGAGAATCAAAACTATCTGGTAATACCAGAGGCTGTTTTAAGTGTGATTAATATTTTTCCTCTTTCTGACAGAGCAAACTTAAATATGTTTGATGTCAGATATCAGTTAAGATTAAATGATCTTTATGATTTCTCATCTACAAGTATTGTACATTTTGAGATGACCATGAAACATTTAGATTTTTTAGATCACATATTGGTAGGAGAAAAACCAATAAGATTTAACACCATATCAAATAGATTATATATTGATATGGACTGGCAAGAGGATATAGACGAAGATGAATACTTAATTATAGAATGTTATAGACAACTTGACCCAACACAACACACAAGAATGTTTGATGATCTATATTTAAAGAGATATGCGACTGCCCTAATAAAAAGACAATGGGGACAAAACTTATCTAAATTTAATGGTACAGCAATGTTAGGTGGAGTGACACTTAATGGACCTGAATTGTTTTCTACAGCAATACAAGAACAACAAAAAATAGAAGAAGAAATAAGATTAAGTTTTGAGGAACCTCCTCACATAATGCAAGGATAAAAATTAAATGCCAACAAATGTTTACTTTGACACTGGCACAACTTCAGAGCAGAGACTATACGAAGACCTAATAATAGAGCAACTGAAGATATATGGCCAAGATGTTTATTATTTGCCACGAAAATTGGCAAACAAAGATACTATATTTGGCGAGGACCCAGCTTCATCTTTTGATGACTCTTACATAATAGAAATGTATGTTGATAATGCAGATGGTTATATGGGTGAACAAGAGATAATTAAGAAGTTTGGCCTTGAGTTAAGAGATGATATTAGATTTACTCTATCTAAATTGAGATGGGAACAACTGATTAAAAATAATAGTGATCTAGTTGTTGAAAGACCACAAGAGGGCGATCTAGTTTATTTCCCAACAACAAAAGCATTTTTCGAGATACAGTTTGTTGAACACGAGCAACCGTTCTATCAACAGAGCGCTCTGCCTGTTTACAAATTATCTTGCACTAGATTTGAGTACAGCTCAGAAAGAATTGATACTGGTATTACAGAGATAGATAAAGTTGAGGATGAACTATCAACTGATACTATGAACTTCCAGTTTACACTAGAAGCAGAGACAGGATCAATCGTGTTAGAAAGTGATATCGGTGAAACTAATTACTTGATAAATGAGAGCTTTACAATGGCAACTCAACAACCTGTTGACACAGGAAAAGCCTTTGAAGATAAAGCAGGAACAACAACATCATCTACTAGTGATGATATATTGGATTTCAGTGAAAGAAATCCTTTTGGAGAGGTTGACGATTATTAATGAGAGACAGACATAGACAACTTACAGACTATCATCAAAAGTCTTTGAAAGAACAAAAAGAAATGAACCT